GTCGGAACTCGAAACGATTGAGGAACTATCATGAGCCAGACTTTGGACGCAGCAGCAAACAACGTGATGCCGTTTGGCGAGGACATCGTCATCTCGGGTTACGACACAAAACTGATTGTCGTGGGGCACACGTTCTCCAACCCATCCGAGGAAGCGTCGGCGCGCAATGCGGCTGGAGACACAGTCGTCCGGGCGTTCTACGACATCGGAACGCAGAACCAAGAGCTTTCGCTTGATGTTCTCGTCATAGGCGCAAACGCAGGCGCCGCCGCGACGAACAACGCCACGATCGCAAACGGCACGACGATCACGCTGACATCCACCAAATACCCGGACGTTGCCACTACGTGGATCCTGTCGAATACCGAGATAACCGGTAGTAATACAGGGTTCGCTGGTTGGACGATGCGCCTCAAGAAAAAGCTTGGCTAAGCCGTGACGATTAACGACCTCCATGCTCGGGCGATGATGCCAGCAGAGTTCACCGTGTGCGGAATCAGGTTGATACCGCTTACGGTAGGTCATGCTCGCATTCTAGACGCGCTCAGTTTGTGGGGCGCGAGAGATCCCCGGGAACTCATCGTCGCGGCCTACCTGTGCTCGGGCAAAGCGTCCAAGTTTGAGCGTAGGTTCAACGCGTGGTGGTTCCGGCATGCTGTACGGTTCTGGGCGTGGAGGCTTGGGAAGAAGTGGGACTACGCGGCAAGCGCGCAATGCTGGGATGCGTTCGTTGCGTACAACAGAGACGAGCCCGCGACAGTGAACAAGAGGAAGTCAGAACCGACGCGGACCCCGCTGCTCGCGTGCATGCGCGTGACGCTCTGCGGCTCCATGGGTTACGACCCTGAGAAGTTTGACGACCAGCGGCTTGCCCAGGTCCTTCTCGATTACTCAGGGGTGTTGGAGGCTGATGGCGCCGTCCGATCATTGGCGGTGTCAACCGGTGAGATCCGCGAGTTTGCAAGGCTGAGGAACTGACCCATGGCATTCACGCTGTTTGGAAAAGTCCAAGTCGACAACCAGGGCGTCTATCGTGCGTTCCAGGGCATGAAGACTGCCGTAGGACCTGCCGGGAAGCAGATCGGACAGCAATTGCGCGGGAAGATCCTTGAGGCGTTTGGCGCGGCCGGCGGAATTGCGATCTTCAAAAAGTCGCTTCAAAAAGCGTTCGATCTTCGGAAGGACGCTGGAGGGCTTGGGATTGCAACAGACACGCTTCAGACACTTCAAATCTTGGCAGACCAGACCGGTGCTTCGATTGAGAGCATGGTCGAGAAGATGGCAAGCGGCACAACAGAAGGAGACGCTTTTGCCGAGGCGGTAAAAAAGATGAACGAACAAATGCTTGAGCAAGGAAGGATCATTGATTCTGGGACAGTGGGCAAACTTGCCAACGCATTTGAGAAGATCGCTCAATTGATGGGCAGAATAGCGCCCGGAATAGCGTGGGTGACCGACAAGATTGTTCAGCTATACGACCTTGCGTCAAAAGGAGTGGAGCACGTTGTTGGTAGCGTTCAATCGGCTTACGGTAGGTATAGGGGCGACGAGGCAATGACGCAGGCTGGTGAGGAACTACGAAATGAGGCGTTCTCATATTCAAAGCCAGAGGTTCAGAGCACCCCAGAAACCGAGGCCCGCGTGTTGGCGACAGCAATTGCGAAGGCCGACCGCGAGAACAAGTCGAAAGATCATGTGTCCAAGGCTTCATCCGACCGCAACGTCTCGCTGCCGGTGAGTTCCGACACTGGAGTAGGTCGGTTCTTTGGCGCGCCGAACCAGCAGAGCGCAACGCAGAACCAGCTTCAGCTTCTCAACCGCACCGTGGCCGACATCAATACGAAGATCGCGCTATTCAAATGAGCAGCGTAATCAACCAAATCGAGACGACGCCAGAGAGGCAGTCTGAATACACGCTGGACCAAAGCGGAGCGTCAACGCTGGTTCGTAGGTTCACTGGAACAAGGTCAGACATAGACTCGTTGGCCGCAACATTTGCTGGATACCCGAAGTCAATCACTCCGATTGGAGACAGTCCGCTTGCTGAGCTTTCGGTTACGTATGCCGGCGGAGTGACTGTTGTCGAAACCCCAATATCGATTGAATGGAACAGACGCACAGCGTCAACGACAGCACCGTGGGCAGAGCATCCAAGGTATGCCACGAAGCTGGCAGCCCTGAGTAACGAGACGCGGCAGTTGATCGAGAAAATGGCGAATGGCCAGGAAGATTCCGACGCGTTCGTTCCATCAGATACAGACGTTCAAGCGTACTTGGCGAAACGACTTGCCGGAAACGACAACTACCTTAGGCCAGATCCTCAGTTTCAGTACGTTGCCCGCTACCATCGTGGCGCATCGTTCCAACCAGACCAAGGCGTAGTTGGTAACGTCTACACAAAGGCAACGCTTGTGTCTTACCTTTCAATTCCGAGCGATGTATCGACTGGAATGCTCACAGGTGAATACCTTTGCGAAGACTTGGACTTCGCGGCTGCGTCTGACGGGTCGCGGGTTCTTCAAATGATGTTCAGATATGCTGTCACATGGGACCCTGATTATCCGCACGTATGAAAGACACGCATCCTAGGCTGATAGGGTCGTCGCGATTCACTGAACGTCTTCGTGATCTTGAAGACCGAGTGAAGCGACAAAAGATCAACACGTCTCCGAACTCAGGAATAAAGGTGACAGAAACATCAAACGGAACAGTCATCGAAAGATCTTACAAATCTGGAGGTGGCGGAGGATCAATAGTTCCTCGATGGGGCTAACACTCAACCAACAAACTCATGGCAAACGAAAAGACAGCTTCAATTTCACTGTCTGCAAGCAAGGATGGTGCTTCAATAAGTACCGGAACAATAACAAAGACTTACGACATGACTGGCGGCGATATGGAGTCATGGACGCAGGTTATTGGGACATCAAATGAAGCTCTTGCATTCAACACGACTGACATTACCGGAGACGTTGATTTGGTCGTGAAGAATCTCGACGCTACAAATTACGTTGAGATTTTCAAGGACTCTGGAAACACGCATCGGCTCTCGAAACTGAGCCCAGGCCAAGCTTGCTTGCTCATGCAGGTTCCTTCCGCGAGTCTTTACGGGAGGGCAAACACTCTCTCTTGCCGAATCCAAGGATGGATATCAAAAGTCTGAACCGTGGCCATTTCGTTCACTCGTGCCGTTGAGGTTGCGAAGGATCAGACCATCACCTCGACGCAACTCGCGACATTGGCGCGTGCGTTCAACGATCGTCTGCGATCCGGGCTCGCTGATGGTCCGTGGAGAATCTTCTTCTACTGGTTATCGGTCTTCCGTCAGGTCCGCAACCCAGACGAGACTGGGTACGCTTTCCCGTCGCAAGGCGAGTTCTTTGAGCTGTACCAGCACATCAGCGCGCAGGACGCGGAATGGCCGCTGACAGGTCCGGGTGACCCCGAAGGCGCCAACGTTGCTAACCAGATGAACGCATTCGTGTTCGGGAACTCCGCACTTCAACTGCTGGAGGAAACCGAAAGGTTCGCGACGCTGGCATGGCCTCAGATCGAACCGAACCCACGCGAGGCTTGGGAATACGCTAAGCAGCAGCGCGGAGGGTACGACCCACGGAGCGGCGGCATAGCGAGTCCGGCGCTCTACGTTGCGAGATCACACGGAGACATCCGCTACGGAATGCGTTCTCCGCATGGCCTGTCTTATGGCGGATGGTTCCCATTACCGGAGCTTGGATCGCCTTGCGAAGATCCGAACCCAGGAGACGACGAGGATCCGCTTCCAAACTTTCGGTTCAAGGTCACGAGCTTGGTTGATGGTTCGTCGGTTGTTTACGACGGGTCATGTCAGCCGGCAGTTTTCGACGAGTACCCAACGCACGTCGCCTACGTGGCCCGCATGCCGTGGGCCTATTACGTGTTCCTGAACAACGGAACTCTTGACGTGTACCCGACGACGCAATGGGTCGAAGGGCCGTATGAAGGCGAAGGCGTGTTGCAGAAGGCGGAGAACGGGGCTCTTGGTCGGATCCTGCACAACTTCATCCGAGAATTCAGAGGAACTCAAAGCCAGCGAGAAACCGAAACACGACATCTATCGCATGCGTTCGACTTTCAGAAGTTCTTTACGCAACAGTACCATCTCGCACCGCAGATCGGTGTGGAGACCACGGACGGCTTCATCGATCCGATTTACCCGAAGGCGAAAAGCGAAGGCACGCCAACCGCTGGAGGGTTTCTCATTTGGGACAGCACGCGCAGCACAACCAACGGTTGGCGCTCAGGGTTTGTCCTGGCTTCGGCGCTGATCACCGCAAAGAACCTGAACGGGCCGTTGACGCTTTCGCTTCTCGACGAAGAAGTGGTGCGCTACACCGTGACGATTGAGCCGGATTCGTCGGCAAACGCATCGGTGCTTTGGATTGCTCCGACTCCATGGACTCCAGTCGTCATTGAGTGGCGCATCGATTCTGTTTCTCTAGGCATCACATCGACGTGCGAGATCGAGATCGAACACACGGAATTGATGTCGTACAAGCCGCAGATCGAGGACGCATACACGGTGCTTCGCGCATCTGCGGCTCTTGAAACAACGCCAGACGGTGTTGGTGCGAACGAGACTACGGCTGAGCAACTCAGCGATGACTACTTCAACTTTGGCTGCATCATCAACCGCGCTGGTCTTCCAGGGTTGCAAGGTAGGTTCTCCAGCGTAAACCCAAACGCAGTCTTCGACGCTGCCCGCAGATGGTCAAAGATGGCGCGCCTAGTGCGTCGCCAAGAGTTCGTTGGAATCGCGCTTGAAAACGGCGTGACTGTACTGTGGTTCAAACGGTATGCGTTCGGACTCCACAACCAGATCCCAGCAGACATCTTCGAAGGAATCGGGCCAAACCGCGAGCGGCTCACAAACGGAGACATCCGGCCTGGGTACGTTTACGAGAATCGAAGCGAAGAAGCCGTCAACTACAACGGGGTTCTCATCCATCAAGGCGACAGATTCACCGGGGTTTCAGGCGTGATCTCGTGGGAAGGCGGCGGCGAGATTTACGAGGCTCAAGGTATTCGGCACACTGCACCGCCGAAAGGCTACAGCAACGAATGGCTCATAGGTTTTGAACTCAAGCCATACCATCCAAGCGAGTCTTCGCTTTGGAAGCCGTCGGGTTATTCCGATTACTTCCCGCTCGTGAATAGGTGCCTTTTCTACTCACCAGAGGTCGCAACCGATAGCGCGTTGAAACGCCACACGAGCTTTGGTGAGAGCGTTGGAACGTCTGGGACGGTGGCTCCAGAAGCTCCAAGCGGCTTCAATTATTCTGACATGGAAACCTCTTGGTTTGGATCTCACAACGTCAACACCTACGGCTGCGATCCGATGGATACTGCGTGCATTGAGCTTCGCCAGAATTTCTACAAGTCGTGCCGAGTCTACGAGCCAGACATTGAGATCGACAAAGCTGAGGTCGAAATAGACTCAGGCGGAAACGAACTCATCAAGCTTACGCTCAAGAGCCGTATTCACCATTGCGATGCGGCGCCGTCTTCGTTCTCGAATGACCCGTCAACGTGGGACAGATCGGCGTTGGCCGCAGAACCATATCGATCGCACGAGAACGCGCTTAGGGAATACATCGTCAACCAGACCTACGGAACATCGTGCAACAACACTGCGCCAGGGAACAACGCGATCAACTCGACGGTTCAACTGTTGACAGACAACCCGTTCGGTTCCTGTTATCCGCACTTCCGCCTGACACAGCTTGTGCCGATGCCTTACGATGACGGCAACGACAAGCAGAACTCGGTTGACACACGATTTGAGCACGACCCGTTTCCGCAGATGGAGCTTTATCTCAAAGCCATGTGCGAGGGTTACGTTGATGGCGTGTCTTCAGCTCAACAGGCTTGCACCTACGGAACGATTTCGGCGTTCGATTACACTTTTACAAATCTGTGCGTCCAGGCGTTCGGCAATCGGTATTTCACAACGCTGCGCAGGCAGGACCAGCCAGACAACCCGCAAGGATACGGGCCTTGCCCGAATACAGAAGCCTACGCCGAAGTTTTCAACCAGTACGTAAAAGCCATAAACCTGCTGACCACGGTCAGGGTAATGATTCCGGCGTCACTTTACTGCAACCTTGGAACCGGCGAGACGATTTACTCAAAGCCGATGACCACGGCTGGCGGAGGTTCTGCCTCGTGCTCTGGTGGTGCCGTTGCTGCGTTTGCTCACGACACACCACCAACGCCTGGAATCGACTCTTACTCCGGATGGTCTGCGTGCTCTGGCGGACTCGGTAGCATAACCGCCGGGGCAGCGCCAACAGGCGATTGCATCGGTTCAGAGTTCGAGGTGCGCGCTTACAACTCATCGATCAGCTTCAAGTGGGAGGTAACGGATCCCGACGCGCTGGCCTACGCTCTCCCGTCCGAATGGTCGGACATGCTTTCGAGTTCGGCGGCGGTTATGGCGTCTGTCCGCACGTCCACTTCGAGGCTCAATTACAGCGTGGTTACCGATCCAGCTGCGGCTACGCAATGCTGCGATCCAGTGGACGAACCGTGCCCGGCGTTCATTGCCGGCGGAGGGAATTATTTGGCATTCGACGGGCCGACGGTATGGAGCGACTATTCGTGCCAATTCTACGTTGGCGGTTTTGGCTGCCCCGACATTCCGCCGTCTTACCTATACTGGGTCCGTACGGTTGCGCCAACGGACTGCCCGTCTGGTCCTTCGTCTTCGACCGAATACACCATCCTCACCGCGACGGTGCCGATGATCGCCGTCCCTCTCGTCTGATGCCTTTCCGCGTCCATGCTCGGATGATTTCGGCGATCCGCTCCAACGCGGAGATTGTTCCGCGTGAGCATCGGGAGAGGCGGGACCTACATGCTGAGGCAATGGCGCAACGCGTCGAATCTCGGAAGTCGGTATGCCTGTCCTGCCGGTTCTACCTCCCAGAACTTGAGCGGTGCATGCATCCGAATTGCGGTTGCCCGCGCGCGGTTGCCCGCCGGCATCCATGGGCTGCGATGCATCGATGCCCCGAGAAGCTTTGGCCACAATGAAAACTACACTGGCAATCCTGATGGCCGCTTTGTGCACCGGGTGTGCATCGCGGATCTACGAGACAACCGCGCAGGACGGGACAAAGGTGCGGATCCGGTCCACCACGTTCCTTGTCTTCGGTCAGGTTCAGGGCCTCGACGCGAACAGCAAGGGGGTCAAGATTGGCGCCGGCCAAAGTCAGACCGAAGCCGAGAAGATTGCTCCAATCCTCGAAAGCGTGATGGCTGGCGCGGTCAAAGGGCTCAAGATGTCGGGAGGGATTCCGTGACCATCAACGACGCACTCGCTCGGATCGCGATTGCCCGCGTCGAGGTCGATTCGGTGCTCCGATGGATGCACGACCAGCAATGGCCTATCGGCCATCCTGAGCGCCCGACGTACCGAACCAGGCTCGCAGAACCGCCACGTGACCCGCTCGCGGCCATGAAGAACCAGCAAACCAGCGGAGCACCGTCCCAGGGCTAACCCCGAGGTGGCGCGCCAATCCGCGCAGTCCCCGGGGATCCGGCGGCTTCCCGCCCTTGCGAGCCTGCGCCGTGATAGCCCGCGCCGTTGCCAGGACGCCCGCTACGGCCTCGGAGTCCTCCGGGACGTAACCGGAGCCCCGGCGGGCCTGCCGCCCCAACCGCAGGGCTCGGAGTTGGGCGCGGGTCCGGCGGGAGCCTCCGCGCTTGCCCGACGCGGAGGCGTTGCTTTCGGTGAATGGTGTCATGTCAGGATTCGGGAAAACACTCGAACATCCTCAATCGTTTTCTGCGGCCATTCCATCCACTGGTGAGGTGGTGCAGCGTCGTGGTTGGTCAACGCATCCTTTGACTGAAAAGCGACCGTCCATGCCGCAAGAAGTAGGGCTCGGTAGGCGGCATCGGCCCGGTTGCTTGTTGACGAATCCGGCGGGAAGCTGTCCCGGCGCCGACGCTCACCGATCGCGAGGCGGATTATGGCGCGGATGGTTGAAGCGGTGGTGGTGTTCATTTGGCTTTCTCGATTCTCCATTCAATTCCAAGGTTCCCGTCGCAGCTAGGCCAACAGAAATCAGCAACCAGGGCGCGAAGCCTTACCATCAAATAGGCGCGACGAAGGCCAACTACCGGCTTTCGCCAAATCTCGGTCCGCTTCCGTGGCGATACAATTTCAACCGACGCTATCCACACTCCCGGCCTTGCTGGCGGCATGTCTGTAAAGAATCGCGGCATCATATCAGCCCTTACTTATCAGCCCAACGGTTGACAGTTCATCGTCAGTCCAGTCGCGTTTAAGGTCAGACATCATGCGGTCGTTTGCGGTTTCTAACTCGACCAACAGTGATTGGCGTTGGGTTTCCAATTCCTCGATTTGGGTCAAAATCCTATGGACGTTCCAAACAGAGTCAGGCGCCTTTTTGGCTTCGGGCAGGGCTTTAAATTTGTCGATTATACTCATGGTGTCTGTCCTTTCCCGGCATCACCGCCGGCCACGCGCCCCACCGTAGCGGGGCGCGGGACCGGGGGTGTCAGCGTTGCTGGTAGAGGCCGCGAACCGCGACCGATTTGCCTGTAACCGACGAAGCGGGAACCCAAAAGGACGGCCCAAGAAGCTTCCAAAATTGGATGAGCTATTAGCCAACGTCCTCGGTGAGGAAAAGGATGGCACAACAGCCGCTGAGGCAATATTGAAAAAGCTAAGGCAGTTGGCAACATCTGGGAGTATCCGCGCAGCCGAGGTATTGCTCGAGCGTGGATACGGGAAGGCCAAGCAACCGCTTGAACACTCCGGGACTTTAGAAATCACCTACCCTGCCGAGTTCAAAGAAGACGGCGGGCATGATTGACGCCGGTAAACTTCACCCCTAAGCAAAGGGAAGCGGCGAGGCTACTCTCCGACCCGCTGAAGACGCGGATACTGCTGAGAGGCGGGCGCCGTTCAGGCAAGACGTTCACCATAGCCCACAAGATACGGCAGAGGGCTTTAGAGTACCCCGGATGTAAGCAGTTAATCGCAAGAAAGACCCTCAAGAACGCGGCTCAGTCGGTATGGCTCGAAACCATGCTGCCGATATTGAGGCAAGATCAAGCGGCTGGGATCTGCCGGATATTCAAGCAACCGAACCTTGCCGAGTACAAAGGCGGGTCGCTAATACTCCTTGGAGGCTTGGCGCCGAACGAGATTGACGACGCGTTAGGTAAAGAGTTCGCCACGATCTATCCGAACGAGTGCTCAGAGATAAGCTACCAATCAATCCCCCCTCTGATTTCATCGCTGAACGACCGAACCCCGCATCGGCTGACAAAGAAGTCGGTCAAGCCGATGATAATTTTTGACTGTAACCCGCCAACGGTAAAGCATTGGTCATACACTATGTTCATGCTGAACCTCGACCCGGTGACGCTTAATCCCTTGGCGCATCCTGAGTGGTACGGGACGCTAAAGATGAACCCGGCAGACAATCGGGAGAACCTCGCCGCAGGGTTTATGGAGAGTCTCGAATCCATGTCACCGCGCGACCGGCTGAGATACCTCGAGGGAGAGTACGGGCAGCTTTCCGGGCTCGTGTACGATAACTTCGACCCGGAAAAACACGTTTACGATGAATTGCCAGACATCAAGGGTCTTGTGTGGTATCGCACGATTGACTTCGGGTTTACGAACCCTTTCGCGTGCTATTGGGCGGCATGGGATATAGGCAATGAGACGCTTTACATCGACGATGAGTGGTATCACTCGAACATCACGATAAACGACCATGCGCGAATCATCCGCGAGCGGGACAACGGGCGACAGTTCAGAGAGACGATAGCCGACCACGACGCGGGCGACCGGGCGATTTTAGAACAGGCGGGGATCAGGACAACGAAGGCTATAAAAGACGTGGCCTCGGGGATTAACGCATTTTACGACGGGCTGAACAGGGTTAAGATCAAAATCAATCGGCGGTGTGTGAATCTTATAAATGAGTTATATTCTTACCAGTGGAAAGACAATTCTCGCAAGGATGAACCGATCAAAGAAAATGACCATGGACTTGACGCCGTGCGGTATTTGTACATGCACTTCATGACAGCACCAGCAAAGCCTCAGTTCTATTCTGCAAATTGACTTGACAGCGCACACCATGCACATTATGCGCGGTTAACTGGGAAGGTATCCAACATGAGAAATGAGCGACACGCCATATTCAATCATAGCTTCCCGGCGCAACAGTAAGCTTGCTGCAAAAGACAGCATCTATAAACTGTTGTCGGACTCTTACAAAGGCGGATATGATTATATCAACGCCAAACCGTCACACTTAGAGCAATACGAACGAGAATACACCGAGGCGTACAATAAGCGCCAAAAGCGGTCGGTGTACATAAACTTCGTCCAGCCTATCGTCGACTTGCTCACGGGGTTTGTTTACCGCGAACCGCCTAACCGTAGCAAGGTGCCGCCAAGTTTAGAGATCATTACCGAGCGGGCGTCAAAGCGTAAAGGCATGACAAGCTTTATGATGTCGCTTTGCCCTCAGGCGATCATGATGACCATGGGCGTTCTTGTGGATTCGCCGGCGTTTGATTCTACCGTCTACCAGACTGAAGCTGACAGATTGAGCGCCGGGTTACAGCCTTATGCGTGCATGTATTTCCCGTGGCATATCCGGGATTTTGCCTGTGATTCCCAGATGAAACTTGAATGGGTGCTTCTTGACGATTCGCACACGGTAAAGAACGACCCACTGAAAAAGGCTGAAGATGTTAAGGTCTATCGCCTTTGGACTAAGCAGAAATATCAAGACTTCGAGATAAAAGACGACGCGCAGAGCGGCACGAAAACCGTCGTTATGACAAAGGAAGGCACGCACGGTCTGGGTGAAGTGCCCTTTCACTTTGTCAATGTCAGAGACTCGGATGACGACCATGTGTCTGACAGCCCCCTTGAGGATATCGGCATCCTTTCGCGGATGATCTACAATATCATGTCCTACCTTGACGAGATGCTGGCGAGTGGTACTTTTAAGACTCTGTTCTACCCCATCCTAAACAAAGAAGACATCCCCGAAGCTGTGAAAAAGAAGGGCTTATCTGACAGCCCGGTGGCCACGTTTAACGGGAACATGAGCAAGCAGCCATACTTCGACGGCGCCAAACTGGAGGAAGTCGAGCCGTTTATTCAAGCATTTAACCTCTATAAGCTCCAGATATTTTCAAAAGTCGGCATGGACGTAGACCGCGACAAGACTTACATACAGTCGGGCGCGGCGATGGGGAAAGAGTTTCAAAAGACCGAAGCACTATTAAGAGGGATTTCAGAAGCAATGGAGGAATGCGAAAAGTTTATCTATCGCATGGCCGCCTTGTGGCAACGGGAGAAAATTGAGGTAGAAGTCGAGTACAGCAAGAACTACCAGCCGGCCGACGTCGCGGCTGAGTTTGAGAGATTAAAGGCAGTGTACGATATGGCGCAGCCTGACATGTCTCGTCTTGCTCTTGAAAAGATCGCCAAGATCGTATTCCCAGACGAGGACGCGAAAAAGATTTCCGACGGGGAATGGAAGCGCGAACCTCAGATGTCGCCTTTAGTGCCTCCGAATAGTGCGCCCGCAGGGGCGAATAACTCACCAGAGGTAACGACATAATGAATGAACCAACAACGGTTGAAGAACCGGCCGTGGAGCTTTTCGAGTATAAACACCCGAAAACACACAAAACAATAACACTGCCAAAGATTCTTAAAACGGAACGCGGCGACGTGGATTTTCAAGGGCTTTTAGAGGCCACTATCGAGAAGTCGAAAATGGACGCTAAAACCAAAATGCAAGAAAGATATGCGGAGATCGAAGCGAAAGCGAGTGAATACGACGTTCTTAAAGAGCGTCTAAACGAGCTTGAAACTACTGGTCTCACAGCGCAACAGAAAGCGAGCAAGGAAGCGGAGCGCGTAGCCGCCGACCTGAAGCGGGCGAAAGACGAGGCCGAAAGGTATCGCAACAGCCTTTTTTCAGAGCGGGTGAGCAATGCGCTTTATTCAGAGTTCGGCAAGGTTAAAGGTATCGTTGACATTAACAAGGCAGCGACACTTTTTAAGGCCGAATGTAACCCGCGATTAGTCGAAAAAAATGGGGAGTACTTCACCATGGCCGACTATGATGGGCAAGAGCTTTTGCTTTCAGAGGCGCACGCAAAATGGATTGCACGCGACGACAACAAGTTCCTGCTGCAAAATACACTTTCACCCGGTGGCGGCTCCACAGGTGGAAATTCCAGCATGGGAGCAAAGCAAAAATCACGAGCCGACTTTGACGCATTAGGACCGACTGAACGCATGGCGTTTATCACGGACGGCGGCAAGGTTGTATAAGGACAAAAAATGGCAAGTGCAAACACACTGACGGGATTGATTAACAACGCCTACACCGCGTGGCAGATCGTATCTCGTGAGTTGACAGGATTTATTCCTGCTTCAACAATGGACGCTTCGGCAGAACAGGCGGCGGTAGGTCAAACTATCCGCACACCTATCGCGCCCACCGCGTCGACGGTAAGCATCACGGCAGGGGCATACGCTCCCGACTCTGGTGGCCAGACAATGACTTACACTGATGCGACAATCAGTAAGTCAAAGATGGTGCCTATTATGTGGACAGGCGAAGAACAGCGAAGCATCGGCGGCGTTTATGGTACAATCCAGACGCAGCGTTTTGCTCAGGCTTTCCGCGCACTGACAAATGAGATCGAGGCAGACGGTTGGGCTGCGGCGTATCAAAGCGCATCACGTGCGTATGGTACGGCAGGCACTACGCCTTTCGGCTCGTCTCTTGTGGACGCTTCAGAAATGGCGCGAATTCTCGACGATAACGGGGCGCCGATTTCAGACCGTGCAATGGTTATCAATACCGCTGCGGCTGCAAAAATGCGCGTTCTCGCTAACCTTGGGGTAGTATCCTACGCGGGTTCAGATCAGACCCTGCGCAATGGTACTCTGTTGCCGGTGCATGGGTTTAACATGTTCACCTCTGGCCAGATCACTACTCACACGGCGGGCGCTGGTACCGGTTACGACATCAACAACGGTTCAGGCGAGGTAACGGGTCAAACCACACTTACGCTCGACGGCGGTACGGTTAACGTAACAGGCATAAAAGCCGGCGACGTTGTGACCTTTGCGACCGATACAAACAACAAGTATATGGTCAATACAGGTCTCACTGCGACCACTGGCGATATCGTCATCGGTAATCCAGGTGTACGCATGACCATTGCTGATACGACTGAGATGACAATCGGCGGCACGTATACCCCGAACGTCGCGTTTCAGCGCAACGCGTTAAAGCTCATTGCACGGGCGCCTCTCGCGCCAATCGAAGGCGACAACGCCGACGACCGGATGTATATGACCGACCCCGCAACCGGCCTGACTTTCGAGATTACTTTGTGGAAACAATACCGCCAAGTTCATATCGAAGTTGCGCTCGCATGGGGCTGGAAAGCCGTACAATCTGAGCACATCGCTGTGCTTATCGGGTAACGTATGGCAGAGCTAAGCTCAGCAGAGCTTTCAGCGATTGAGGCGGTAAGCGTACCAGCGCAAGCCGCCGGGCTCGCTACGAAGGTTCGCGCAATACAGAACCCAACGATCACCACTTACGCGAGTGATGGCGCTATATCGTTTGCTAACCCTTACAATATAGCCAAACTGACAAAAGGCAGCGCTGGAGCTTATACTCTCGCGGCGCCTACGGCAGCGCAGGAAGGGTACAGGCTTTTAGTCCTGTGTCAATCTGCGTATGCTCACGTAATTACTGCGACTAACCTTCTGGACGATGGCGTCACAGGCGGGGCAAAGGACACAGCGACCTTCGGGGCGTTTGTTGGTTCTTCGCTCGACCTGATCGCGATCAACCTTAAGTGGCATGTCATTGGTAAGAACGTGGTGACTATCGCGGCGGTGTAATGGAAGAAACCTACTGCACAGTCTCAGAGATCACCACTTACGCAACCGCTAACGGCGAGCGTAGTTGGTTTTCTTTGGCCAGTATCGACCTTACCGGGGCTGTAAACCTCGCGGCAGGTTATGCGGCTGGCAGTAGGTCAATGGCCGTTGACGGGTTCACGGATTCTGTGAACCCTATTTCACAGGGCGACAAATTCACAATCGGGACGGATTCGACGAACACCGTGTATACGGTTATCGGGTCACAGTTTTCAAGCGGTACGGTTGAGCTTACATTCTACCCCGGCTTGGCAGAATCAGTGGCAGACAATGACGCCATTACTTTTACAACTTCAAGGGCGACCGACGAGCAGACACGATGCGCGGTCAAAGCCACAAAAGACATCGTTCGGTATCATCAACAAATCAACCCAGACAGCACCCTTTGGCTGTCAACTAACGCCGACCTGAACAAGGCGGCAATCTTACAGGCGATTCACCTTTCTAAGGTGCTCGATATGCGAGACAGGTCAAACGTCGTGAAGGAAATCACACAGACGCAATTTGACGACGGCGATATTGTCATTCAAAACCCGGCAGGGCCGACGCTTGACGCAGATGCTAAGTTCTATGTCGACAAGTGTATCCGCGAAAATTGGCAAGTGATCGAGGCCAATGAGTCTCTTTATCCTAACAGGAGCATCCCGTATTATGGCCGGTAAGAAATCAGACTTTGCAATCCGGCAAGAAAAAGACGCCATGCTTCGCGCGGTGAGCGAGATTTCACGTCGTTATAAGATTATCGACGATGCAGAATGGAACCTTACGGCGGCGCCGCAAGAAGTGCGAGCGATGCTTAAAAAGTATTCAGAGGCATTGAAAAAGCCGGTCGTTAAAATGTTCGCCGGCGAAACCATGGAGCAAATAGCCATTCAGGCGCATGAGGCTTTTATGCGGAGCCTCCAAGAGTACTTAGAGCGCGGTCAGGTCTTCATGTCTCGCGAGATTTCAGCCCGATTGATTGAATCTTTGCGCGGTCAGATCGTGCGGAATATCGAGGGTTTTATGACCGATCTCGAAGCGGGGTTGTATCAAAGGGCGCTCGAATTAAAGCGCATGGCCTCAGAGGGCGCGACTCAGGCCCTCGCGGCGAATATCGGAATTACTCAGCTTAAAATTGAGTCGATCACTAAGCGAACCACAGGCGCGGAGGACTTACAAAAAGCATGGTCAGAACTGCAAGACAAGTATGGCTCACGCGAAACGGTAAAATACCGCGATGGCAAAAACTACCCACTGAATACATACTTGGACGGGCGGGCAAATACTACCGCAACCGACATCCACCTCGCAACCACAGAAATGGACGCGGCGCAAGGCGGAATTTATACAGGCATCATATCGAAACACGGGGCGTCTGACTCTTGCCGGATTTGGGAGGGCAAAGTTATTGCCTTTTCAGACGAGGCGCGAAACATCCTTGCGAAGCAATACCCCGAAGCTTTACAGCTAAAGACATTGGCCGAGGTGAGGGCGGATAAAGGCAGCCATATTTTTAAGTTCAACTGCCGCCACGTTGTGACACCATACCCGATACAGTTTTTTGCTAAAAAAGATGCACAAGCGTTTATCGACGATTCGATAGAGGTGGCCGCATGAGATGGTATCGCGCGACATATAACCAGACATCGGGCAAGTACATCAAGGCGGCGCCGATTAGTGTAATTACCGAGAGGGTTGGCCAAATGGTTGGTCCGGGTAAGCAGGGGGCATCGCTCACATACAACGGCATGTTCACAACTACCGAAAGTATCCGTGATGGCGCGTATGTAATCGGCGAAGATGGCCAAATTCAGCAGATTTTCACCGTTGAAAATATCGGCGGTAGAATGACTAAGATTAATAAATACAGAATCACATCCCAAGGATTCATAAAGGGCGCCAATGGATAAGGACAGAATCCTGAACAAACTAAAGGCGATTCAAGCAAAGGCGCTGACGGCGGCGGCATGGGTTTTAGTCGCTGAGATTGAACCTTTTATCCCTATCAATGTCGGCGTCGGGCCTGACAGCATTAAAGGTTCAAGGCGAGTTACGGCTGGCCCTGATGGTGTAGAAATTGGATATGGGGGCTCAGGCAAATCTCAAAACTATGCCGCCTATCAATACTTTGTGGCTAAGCAGCATAACTTTAAGAATGGCGCGATGGCGCGACTTCTTGATTTATTGCATGGCGACGCACGAGAAAGGGCTTCAGGATTAGTCGACGAGAAAAGATACCCTATTGCATATGCGCAGGCAGATAGCGAGGGTACTTTGACAAAATTTCCTAATGGTGCCCGATGGTTTGATATTGTCCTTAATGACAAAGAAGTGCAGCACAGGGCATGGGTTACATACGCCAACGCATTGAGGGCAGCATGAGCGCGGAGACATATACCACTATTATAGACGATATCGCCACGGCGTTTAATGCGGCACAACCGACGCTTTTAGTTGAAGTCTCTTACGGGCAGGGTCTGGGGGCGAACGAGCAGCAAGACAAGGTGTCACAGCAGGGCTTTCGCAATGTGCTGATAAAGGTCGATGATACCCCAGAGACAGACATTCACCGCGCGACATACGGCGAGGTAAAAGAAGGCCGCTGCATGATGTGGAGCGTGGCCGATTCAGACCGCGCGGCGCTCGATCAGCTTAAAACATGGTGGCTAATAATCTGCGGGGACAACGGGAATATATTACATAACGCTAAGACTCAGACCACGATAGGGGCATTGACCTTCATGCGGTGGCGGGCTGTGGGTGGGTTTCAAGGATTCGCGAGCAAGTACGGCAATTTATGGATGGCCGACCAGCTTGTAGAATACACAGTCAGAACATAGGAGCATATAATGGGTTTAGATAAAACACAGATAGCATTCCGCGAATATGACGTTTATTTCAAAGGTACTCACTTAGGGTATCTGAAGAAAGACGCCACAAGCACTTCGCCGGGAATTACCTATCGAATGGTCGATGACGCCGCGCAATTTATCGGCATCGTCGCCATGAACAAAAGCGGAGCCGCGCCAACGGTTCAGGTTGAGATTTACCAAACAGACTATCCAAACGTATTTGGTACAATTGCAGGCGATCAGGTTTACCCGATTGTCAGCGGTGCTGATTTAGCGTATGGCTTAGGCTCGCGGTCGGTCGACCTGTTCAACGATGCAGGCGAATTGAGACTTCACCCCACAGGTGTAGACCTCGACGACACTGACAACGATATCACGTACTGGTTAGCAATTCCAGACCTCTCGCAAGTAACTTACGGCGGGCGTCGCGATAATGCACAATCAATCGTGATCCCGTTTAAGATTCTGCCAGATGAGGAAGCGGGGCTCGACCTGACATACGGAATTTTCGGGAACTCGACAATCTCTGAAGCAGACCCGAAACACGTATTCATCACAACTGAATACAAGTCTCGCACGCCTCACCGTCACCTTTCAGCGATCACGCTTAAGAGTAGCCAAGTCGTCCAGTTATACGCACACGCGGCGTATTACGACGTCGTAACTGACTCCGCAACGATCAATGAGGCTGGCAACGTCGACGCGGTTGAATTGACGTTCAACGTGAGCAATATCGCCGATTCATCGACATGGGTTGTCGGTTCTTACTTCCGCTGCCAAAGCGAGATTTTCCGCATCACTGCGGTTACAATCGTTTCTGGTACTGAAGTGACAGTGACCGTAAACCGTGGTATGTTTGGCAGCGTTCAGGCGACGCATGCGGATACAACTGCGTGCGACCTTCTGGAAAATGTCTATGTTATCCCTGTTCGCCGTCGCGCGACATGGGCAAGCTCTTCGACGGGCGACCTCACTGTAGGGAACTCGAACGCGAGCGAGACGAAAGGCATTATCACATGGGTTGCCGATGGCAGCTCAAACGTGACGGCCACGATCGGTGCGACTGCATCACCTAACTGCGTAGTTACAACAACCACGTAATGAAGGTCGGACGATTTACAATAAAAGACCGCATCACGCTCCATGATATGGGGGTCTGTGATGCGGCGAAACTCGCGGCGGAATCGGCAAAAACCGAATCCGAGGCGGTGTTTCACTTGAAAAAAATCGTCCGCGCTTTGTGCACAAAGTGGAGTTCAATGCTTGTTTTCAAGCGTGACCTCCGCCGTGTGGACAAGATGCTTTTGGCTGCGGGGTTTCAGCAAGGCAAGAGTAAGGAAGAGTATGACCCCGAATGGCTGATTAATCTGACTTCATGGATTGCGGCCTACCTTGGCGGTAAATTGCCTCATGAGATCGCCCTCGGCACGACGTCAAAAGAGGCAGAGAAAACGGCTAAGGAAATCGGGCGCAAAGAGACCATGCGCTTTATCAAAATGTGGCGCATACAGCACGACCCTGAAGACATCCTGAAAGAGCTTACCGAGGACATGAAAAAGCTCACGAATACAGAGGCAGAGGAAATCAAACTTACAGCACCCCCACCGATATCAATGGGCAAGGTGTTAAGGAACGCGTACCGAGCATGATAGTTGACGAATTAGTCTTAAAGCTTCAGGCCGATCTTGCGGACGTCAAGAAGAAGCTTGCGCAAGTCGAAGCCGACGCAGCTAAGGCCGGGAAAAATGCCGGTGAAAACATGGGCAAGCAAGCCGGTAAAGGCTTTGATAAGACATTCAAGGATAACGTCGACAAGACCCTCCACGATGTAGAGGGCAAAGCAGAATCAAGCGGCTCGTCAATGGCGGGCATATTTGGCAAGATCGGCGGGGCCATTGCGGGGGCTTTTGCTTTAGATAAGGTCGTCGGCTTTTTCAAAGATTCGATGAAGTACGCCGAAGAGATGCAAGAGGAAATGGGCGGCGTATCAAAAGCCGCTCAAGAAGTAAACGAGGACTTTGAGAATCTTGGCAAGAAGGGAATCGGCGTATGGAATAGCGTAAAACTTGCAGTTGGTACGCTGCTTAATAATATCTTGATGGGGTTCAAGGTTCTTGCTGTCGCGATTGCTGACACATTCGGTGGCAAGAACGAAGAGAGGATAGTTCTCCTTTATCAAAGGCAGAGAGACGAGCTTAAAGGGCTCGGCGAGGAGATGAACAAGCTCTCATCTATAAATAAGCGAACCGCTGATGAAGAGTTAAAACTAATATCATTAAAAGAGCAGCTAAGTGACAGAGCTAAAAAGCTTGGCTTAGATTATGATAAGCTCGTTGCATCCGGTAAGTCATGGGTGCAAATTGTAGAAGAGATGCAAAGTAAAACCCGCCTTAATGCTCAGGCGGACTTGACAGATAAGCAAAACCTCGCGATACAAAGATTTACAGCGCTTGAAGCTGGTTCACAGGCACAGCGGCGTCAAGTGGAGCAAATGCGGGCAAACCCTGCGGCTTTCGCTGGCAGCGGCGCGAATTTGGCCCAAATGGAGCGAGCCCTTTTAATAACCGAAAGAGACAAGGAAAAGGCGGCAGCCGAAGTTAGAGCGATAGCAAAACGTATATCCGACATCGATAAAACAGACGCTAAAAAAACAGACCAAGTAGTGGCGCAAGTTACCGCGCAGCAAGGTAATGAGGCCAGATTCCTTGATTCTGCTCTTAGACTAAAGACAATCCAGAAAGACCTTGATTATACGATAGCGAAAGCCGAGCAGCAATTCCGCAGAGGGAAGATTGACGAAGATGAGCGCGACCGACGAATTTCTATGGCGCGAGAGGAGTTTCGCCAAGCCACAGAATACGAGATGTCTTCGCTACGCTCTGGGCTGGCTGCATACATTGAGGACACCCGCGAGGCTAAAAGAGAGGCGATAAAGGCAGAGGCAGATCAGGCTCGCAAGCTGAGCTATGAGCTATTAGAGGCCGAGTTAAAACAGGCCAAGGATAACGAGTGGGAAATACAGGCGTTAAAAGAAGACAATGCGGATCGTCTCGCAGAAATTGATGAAGCTGAACAGTTAAAACAAAGACAAGCCGATCTCGAAAGCTTCGCGCAAACCCTGCAAGCAGCCAACGCAACCACAACCGGCTTAAGCCAGATACTGAAAGCCAAAGACGCCGGCGGTGCTCTCGGTGGCCTTGGGGGGACACTCGGCGGCCTTTCACAGTTCAAACAGTTTGCCCCGGCGCTCGGTGCGCTTGGCCCTCTCGGCTCGGCGGTCGGAGCGGTCGGCGGCATCGTCTCGACACTATCCGGGCTGTTTGGCAAGTCTGACGAGGAAAGGGCAAGAGAGGCGGCAGAGCAAGCGCGGAGGGACGAGGAAGCTAAGAAAATCCTTGAACTTCAGGCAAACTACCAAAGGTCAATGCTCGCCCTACAAGAGGCGCAAGCCAAGCTCCCATTTGAGAATCTTCAGCGGCAATTACGCCTGATCGACATCGAATCACAGCAAGCAACGCTATCCGGTGGCAACGCAAACACCATAGAGACGCAGCGCCTCGCCCGTCGTCAGGCAGCAATTCAAGGAACGCTGACCTCAGAGTCAGGCACTATTGCTGGCGGGCAATTGTTCGGCAATGTTCAGTCAAGCCCTGAAGGTTTGATAGGGTTTCTGTCTGAGCGCGGGGCGCAGTCTCTTGCTATTCAGCAATTTGTGGCCGGGTTCTCGTCAATCGACAATAACTTAGGCACACCGGCAGTAGGCGATGCGCAAGTGGCGGCGCTTTACGGGTATCGTGGCAAAATACCAGACGTATTTATCCAACAGCTCGACGCCTACGCAGCACGGCGAGAAGACCTGAAAAGGCAAATCGCCTCAGCGATTCAAGACCTCAGCTATGCCTGGGCAGACCCCGCCCGAGCACAGCGCGGCTTGGCGGCAATCAGTAATATCAATTCTACACTCGCGCCGGGGGCTTTCTCCGCCTCTCTTGGCGGGGTCAATACCATCGCTTCAGAGATCAACGCCGATACATCCATTGCAGAGAACCTGCTTTCGACACTTGAACAATCCCTCGCAAACCAGAAATCAATCAAGGACAACACCGGAAAGACAGCGGAGAACACCGCCAAGGTTTTAGAACTTCGCCCAGACCGTGAGCGGTCATTCATCGACGTGGGGCGAGGGTTTATTCAGTCGCTCGGCCAGATCATCACCACACCTTCGGCCATGTCTATTTCAGCGGGGCTCAGAAACTTTTCAGCACCGGCAGAGATCGGCACGGCGACCTTGACCATGGGACGCGCGCGGACACTTCAAGAGAGAATGGCGGATGCTCTCGAACGGCAGGTAATGCAGGGTGCAGAGGCCAACGTGATCTTGAACGATATATTAGAAGCGGCGCTCGAGCTCGTGGCGGTCATGGACGGTAAGGCGACCACGGCGGGCAGGTTCACAGACATTGATCTTGCCAACCGTATGGCGTCAGTAGACAGGCGGAGAATATGAACGAAAAAAAAATGCTGATTGCATACGACCGTAAACGGACGTCCACGCTGACTCTCGACGAGCAGCCGGGCGCGCACACGGGCGATACGAGAAAATATATCCCCGGCTATGCAGATTCAAATATCGTATACCTTGACACAGCATCAGGTAATGATTCAAACGACGGCAGCACGGAGCTACTTGCAAAACTGACCTACGCGAGCGCGGCCACGGCGGCAGGGTCTACCAAAAAGATACGGGTCATCAATGACGGCGCGGCATTGTCTACAAACATCACAAAGCCCACAGAGATGAAGCGCGGGGTTAGCGGGACTATTGGCGCAAGCACATCTGGGCTCGATGTATTCACACAATCAGGGACAACCGCATTCAGCGGCGCATCGATTATTGCTTCAGTATGCTTTTCCGAAAAGCTTAAGAGATGGGTGGCTGTTGGTGGTTCAGGCAAGGCGGGGTATTCAGATAACAACGGGACAACTTGGACGGCGTCAAGTACGCTGCCAGCATCTAGCGTTCTTTCATGCGTTATCTATGTTCCCGAGCTTTCGTTATTCATAGCAACCGGTGGCGATGGCGGAATATCATATTCAGAGACGGGGGTGTCATGGACTACAGTTACTATCCCGGATGCAGGTGGCCGTCAGTTTTATAGCGTAGCATACTCACAAAGTTTAGGCAAACTTATTGCGGTTGGCGATAAAGGAATGATATTTTCGTCAGTTGATGGTGTGTCATGGGCCACGGTCACTGGTTATGAAGGAGAAAGTGGTTTTATAGGTCAAACAATTATTCTTTCGGTAAAATGGAGTAATGTATTTGGAGGGTTTATCCTTTGCGGAGTTTCTGGTATTATCTATACAAGCCCGGACGGGTTGATATGGACATCTCGCACCTCTTCTTTTGGCAGTACATCAATATATGATATTTCAGAAAATGGGTCGCTAATTGTTGCAGTTGGCGATTCCGGAAAGATAGCATACTCGTCAAATGGGGTGTCATGGACTCAATCGGCCACGCCAAGTTTCGGCTCAGATACAGTACTTGGAGTTTCATATTCAAATCAGTTTGCAAAGTTTTTAGCAGTTGGGACTTCAGGAAAGATTGCATATTCATCCAATGGCAATACATGGACACAATCGGGTACCCCGAGCTTTGGCAGCTCTGACATAAGGAAATGCGCAAGTCGATATGGATATTTTATAGCCGTGGGTGCCGAAAAAATAGGGGTGTCAAATCAGCCCGCGACGACAATTAGCGCAAGTATAGCCGGGTTCTCTATAAATGAGGCGCAATATAGCGGCACCGTCACAGCCTATAATTGTACATTGAACCCCGGCACCACGGCGGCGCTTTCTCTTGACAATTGCCGAGTGAACTATGACAGCCATATTTCAAACAACGCGGCGACGTCACGGGCTACGCTGTACATCGGCGACCGACACACGACATGCACACCGGCAAGCCAGAATGCGGTAGATTTCAACCTCGACACGGTTGGCGGTACGTGGTACATTTACAACGCCTCACAGACAGGGTATGAAAGAATCCGTGACGTTTTAGCAGTGGGCGGAATCATCGCCAATTACGCGGTAACGGTCGGCGGTAGGTCGAACACGCAGGGGCTTTCTGAAAACGTACTATTCGGCGCGGACGTTACTCATAATGACCCGAAATTCGTCGACACTACAGATTACGCCCTGCAGTTTCAGACGAACGGGTACGCCAGAAACTCGCTTGCGGCGGGGCGGTCGGCGATCTATTTTAACTCAGGTGGCAGAGCGCGAGACATCGGGGCGTGGTCTTATGTCGAGTCGGCTATCAGCTTCTACTTTTCCAAGTCGGCTGAAATCTATGTCGGGTTCATTACCCATGAGCTCGAAGAGGTCGTGAGCGAGCAGCAAGGCGACAGCGGAGAGATTTCCGTCTATGGTAATATCGACCGGCTGAAAGAGGCGGTTGTTTTGAACTTCCCAAGCTCGCGGATAAACGAGCGCGCGG